GCGTTAAATCAATTTCTTTAGATGCTCGAAAATGTAAAACTGGATCTAAACTTGCAAAAAAACCTGGCACTGTTTGCAATGGTTGTTATGCATTAAAAGGTTGTTATGTTTTCCCAGTGGTTAAAGATGCAATGGCTAGACGTTTAGAATTCTTTAATAGTAAAGATTTTATTCCAATAATGGTTTGGTTATTACAATCTCAAAAGAAAAAATTCTTTAGATGGTTTGATAGTGGAGACATTCAAAATGTTTTTATGGGTTTAAATATTTTAGAGGTATGTAAACAAACTCCAGATATTAAACATTGGATACCTTCAAAAGAATATAAATTCTGGAGACAAGTTTTAAAAATTGAAAAACTCCCAGACAATGTTTGTTTAAGAATTTCATCACCAAACATTGACCAAGAACCATTGAAAGAATTTAGTAATACATCAACAGTTCATAAGAATAAAAAAGCTTTTGGTTTAGAATGCATTGCATATAAACAAGATGGAAAATGTTTAGATTGCAAAGCTTGTTATGATCCAAAAGTTAAAAATATCTCTTACCCTTTACATTGATATTTTAACATGTTAATTAGTGAGTGAGCTAATCGGGATAGCTCACTTATCAAAATTTAGAGACTAAGAACTCCTCTTCTTAGTCTCTTTTTTCTTTTCAACAAACGGTCACAAATCGCAAGACGCAAGACATCCTTGACCATCATAAACGGTCACAAATCGCAAGACGCAAAACCATTAACATGTTAAAGGCCTGGATAGTTAACATGTTAAGGGCTGCAGAAAATATTTTCTACGATTTTTGTCATGTCCTTTGTCTGCAATCGACACTTGGCAAGTAAGCCTTTTTCATATAATTCAATGGCTTGACCCCCTTCAAATAAAAATAGATCGGAGGTCAAGAGGTGCTTTACCAAGAAAAAAGACAACCCTTTTGATGAAAAAAGGGACATATTCCAAGCAATCTGTGATCTTTGCACTAAAACATGGTTGCTTTTAGTTGCTTTTAATTCAACAAAAACAGAAATACCATTATGGCACAAAAATGTGTCACACATGCCATTTGAAACTCTATTTTCAATTCTTTGATAATGAGTTTTTGGAGGTAGATTTTTCTTTAACTGCAACCAAAGATTTTTCTCTGTCATCATCTACTTTCTTAAATTGACCCTCTACAAAAGCATGAGGATAATCTGATCTTATTTGATATAGTCTAGCAACAATTTCTTCACGAGAAAGTTTATCAAGTTGATGAGTATGATTTTGTTCTCGTCTATCAATTGTTAAACCACCTAGTGCAGATCTTATTTTTTCTGCATTTATTGATGCAGAAAATTGACCATCTTCCTCTGCTTTGTGAGATAGTTCAGAAAACCTTTTTAATTGACCAATTAAAGTTACTCCAAATTTTCTTTCTCTCTCTTCTCGAAGTTCTTTAATATGTTCAACTACCAAAGGAAAATCTTTTCCATTTAACATTCTTGATGCATGAAATTTAGCACTATCTTCTGAATAACCACTTTTAACTGCACATTGTTTGGCAGAATAGATACCCTCAACATAGTGTTTAGCAAACTCTTTTTGTCTTGCAGTAAGTTTATTTACATTAGCCATGAAGCCAATATAAGGGATTTCTACAACCAAATCAATTTGGAAAAAACAAAATCTCGCACATGTGCATTTAGATTGTTTAAAGTGTAATAAATGTAACAATTTGTAATAAAAATATAAGAATAAGTCATTGATTTTATTGCATTGTTACAATTGTTACGTTTATACACCTATATTCAAAAATATTTTTAAAATTATTTTCGTTGTGAAAAAGACTATATAAGTAAATATAATTGTAAATAATTGCAATTTATTGTTTGACTTTTGATATTCTTTCAGAGTAGAATGAGGATAGTTAAAAATTATGGAGGATAAAAATGAACATTTATTTAACTAAAGAACAAACAAAAGTATTAAAAGAAATTTTGAAACAAGAGTTATTTGTTAATAAACAATCTACATGGGAAGTTAATGGAAGAAGAAATTTTGATGTGGTTGGTCAGTTATTAACTAAAGTTGTTGGAAAGGGAGGTCAGTAAAATGGAAAAAATTTGTAGTGGTAATTATGAGAATGTTTTGGGTCTAATTGAAAAGGCAAGTTCTTATTATTTTTGGGTTCAAACTGATGAGGATGATGGCTTTTATGAATATCTCGGTAGAGAAAAATTTGAAGATAAAATGGTTGATAAGATTGAAGACAACAATTGTAACATCAAGGATCTTTATTTGAATTATAATGGCGAACTTTATTACAAAGAGTGGAGGTAACAATGGACAGTTTTAAAGTATTAACAAAACTTTACGATAGATGGTTGTTTAGAAATAAATTCAATCCTCTAATTAGTGCAGACGATCTCCTCTATGATCATCATAGAGGGGAGATAACTCTAACAAACATTCAAGAAAGGTGTCTTAGAAAATTCATAAATGTTTGGGAAAAAGCAGAAGATTATAGAAATAGATACAATGATCGAATTGCAGATGATCAAGAAAAGATAGAACAATTATGGAATGAATATCTTTATTTAGACAAGAGATCATTCAATGAATATTTTTCTGAAGAGTTTGGTTTTACTTGTGACGATAGTATTACCTACAAGCAGATGAAAGTTTTATGTGAAAAATTAATAGGGAGGAAACAATGATCAATGGTCAATTGGCAATGCTCAAAGATAGTGGGGCAACATTACAATATGAATGTGAAGAATGTGTTGGACATGGAAACATACCGATTAGTTGTGAGGAAGTTGTTACTTGTCCATCATGTGGGGGTAGGGGATGGACAGAGAATTTATCATCGATACCTCAAGATATAATAATAACAGTGAGGAGGAAGTAATGGATAAAATTAATAAAAAGTTTTTTCATGTTAATGAACTGAAAAAAGGGATGATGAATTGTGAAGACAATGAAAAGAAGAAGAAGTTAATCATTGATTTAACTCATCAAATCATCTCATTAAACATGGAATTAGCCTTATATTATAGTGAATTAAATAGGAGGAAGTAAAATGCAAAAGATTATAGATAAAGCAATAGGTACAATCCAACATGAATTAATCAGATCTATTGATGAATTTTATGAGAAAGATGAACTTACACAAAATAAAATATCAAAGGCTTGGAATTTAATATTGCATGAACTTAATAACCACTCTCCTTTGGGGGATTGGTACAAAGAAGCTAAGAGAAGAAAAGTTATTGAGGATGAATATAGAGAAACTATGGTTGCAATAAGAAAAGCAGAGAAAAAATTAGAAGAAAAAAGGAGAAAACAAAATGCCTAAGAAAGCATATATGACTATGGTTAGTTTTAGATTTCCTTGTCCTCATGATCATTCTGATCCTACTCAAATGAGCATACAAGAAATCAGACAATATTGTATTGGAGAACTAAACAATATCAAAGACGAAGAATTGTGTGGAGCAATCTACATTGAAGAAGATACAACAGAGGAGATATTCTAATGAAAGACGTAAGACCAACTAGTTTAGAACTAGCAAAAGCACTAGAAAATTTTGTTTACCATGAACTTGATGTAATTACGGAGAGTGATTGGTTTCAAGAAAGAGTTGCGATAGCATTGAAGAAAAACTTTGCAGACGAAGAGATTTTAGAAAAAGCTAAAAGAAATAGGAGGGAATAGAAAATGATAGGAGTTTTAAACATACCATATTTAATTGACGACAACTCTGATGGGTGGGCAATTGTTACAAGAATGGATATTCGAAAAGCAAGGATGCATCCAAATGATTTTCCAAATGCAATCAGAACTAAGAATGAAGAATTGTTTGCATTAAAGGATGATGTCGAAATGCAAAAGTTACTTAACAAGTTGAACACCAATGGGATTATCTTTCAGTTGAATGAAAAAAGAATTGCAGACGATCATAAAGATAACCCTAGAAATTGGATACAAGATCCAGGCCTTTAACATGTTAATTAAATAAAACTTGCAAAGACTTGTAATTAAATGTTAAAAGATTATATAACTATTACGGAGGTAAAAATGAGTAGATTAAAAGATTTAGTTATTGATGTAGAAACTCACTTGGGTTCTTTACTCAATGACGAGGGATTGACGAATGATCAAGCATTAACAGTGATCGAGCAAGAAGAGTTCATGGTCGGTGGTCATAAGTTTAGTGGCAGATTTGTTCGTCAATGTGCAGAGCAAATCCTTAACGATTGGTCAGTTGAGGATTTATATTACAAACCTTTTCTACAACTTATCGAGGGAGATAAAAATGAAAATAGATAAAATAGAAATGAAGAATATATCCTACTATAAAAGAGGATCAGAAGAAACTCCATGCTATAATGCAACAGTATACATCAATGGCAAGAAAGCAGTTGAGGTATCAAACGATGGTCATGGTGGAAGTGATAGACAACATGTATGGCATGAGAATGGTTTTAGACTTCAAGACATTGATAAATGGTGTGTTGCAAAGTTTGGTCAATCAACTTGGGAGTATGGTGGAAAGACCTATTCAACAGACCTAGACTTGGAGCATTATTGTCATGACGAGTTATACAAACATCTTGATACTAAACTTTTGAAAAGGAACATGAAGAAAAACATTATGTTTTTTAGAGATGAAAAAGACATCAAGAGTGGTCAGTATAGTCTTGCAAAAATTCAGAATAATTTTGGAGGACTTATGGCATACATAAAAGATAAGTTTCCAAAGTGTATTATTCTTAATGACATGCCATTTGAAAAAGCTTTAGAAACTTTCAGAAGTTTTGAAAGGGAAATGTAATGGATGATAAATGGAGAAATAGAATGCATGATCATCAATTCATAACATTAGACACATCTCTTCCAAATTTATTGGAAGAGGTGGGTCACAAGATCGATTGGAATGACGATGAATCTAGGAGTAACTATCATGCTTTTAGAAACAGAGTTTACCAATTAATAGATAAATATTACCAAGGAGGAAATAATGGGTAGATATTATCATGGAGATATTGAGGGCAAGTTTTGGTTTGGAGTTCAATCAAGCACTGATGCCGAGTTCTTTGGAGTAGAGGGAAATGCAAACTTTCTTCACTACTACTTTGATGAAGACAACAAGAAAGATATTGTCAAAGGTAAACTTGAGTGTGAAAGAAAACTAGGAAAGTATAAAAAACTTTTAGATGAATTCTTTGATACTCGTGAGAGTTATAATAATAAATCACTTCAAGATTTTTTAGATGAAAAAGAACATCCTCATAAGCATACTGAGAATGGAGTTAGATATTATCTAGAGTGGTATGCAAGATTGAATCTTGGGAAAAAGATTTATGATTGTATACTTGAACAAGGATCATGCAGTTTTGAGGCAGAATTATGACAACAAGTTACAGTAAAATAAAAGGAAGATCAAAAGGCTATAGATATAGAAATTCTATAGTCGATCTTCAAAGAGATCTTCAAAGAGCAAATGCTAAGAAAACAAAAGAAGAGTTAGAGGAGAATGAAAGATTTGAAGATGATCCTCGTGCTTTAAAAGAAATAGAATATGGCAAGGTGGTAAAGAAACCTACCACCATGCTTTATGCCATGAAAAAAGGGAATGTATTCGATGATTAATCATCTTGATTTATGTAGTGGTATTGGTGGGTTTGCTCTTGGATTTAAATGGGCAAACCTATCCAAACCCATAGCATTTTGTGACTTTGATATACCATGTCAGAAAGTGTTAGCAAAAAATTTTCCAAATGTACCAATCTTTAACGATGTAAAGGAGATAGCAAGTGACCCAAAAAGATTTATTCAACAACCCATCGGAATCCTTAGTGGAGGATATCCATGTCAACCATTCTCCACAAGTGGCAAAAGGCTTGGCACGGAAGACCCTAGACACATCTTTCCGTACATCCATGAAATTGTTAAACAAGTTAGACCCTCTTATTGTGTTTTCGAAAACGTATATGGGCATGTCTCCATGGGACTTGACGAGGCATTGTTTGCAATGGAAGACCTCAACTACCAAACGAGGACATTTGTTGTTTCGGCTAGTAGTATCGGAGCAAGACACAAACGAGACAGAGTGTGGATCGTCTGTAAAAACTTGGGCGACTCCTACTACCATGGATTATCTACCACCAAGATCGGCAGAGGGAACGAAGAGATTGCAAGAGGGTGCGAGGAAAGGCAGAAAGAGACCGAGCAATTTAAGGGAGCAAGTAGACCCAAAGACAATGGAGATGTATCCAACTCCGACAACCAAGGGATTCGGACATGCATCGGAGGGTCAGACAATGATCTTCAGAAAGAAAGTGGAGAGGGGAGAACTGTCAGAGACAGAGGCTCAAGCTATGATGAATGGGGTAACTTTAAGACCACCGAGGATGGAAGAGTGGAAGTTTCCAACTCCGAACAGTGGACTAAAGAAACATTCATACAATGGCAACAATCAGTATTACGAAAAGCGATTGAAAGATGGGAGACAAGTGGATCTCACAATGAAGATGTATCAAACAGAGGGAGATGCGAGACTCAATTGCGATTGGACAGAGTGGCTAATGGGTTATCCTATTGGATGGACGAACCTAGAGGAATCCCAAGAATCACAACCGAACAACAAAACAGAGCAAACAGACTAAAAATGTTGGGGAATGCGATAGTACCCCAACATGCATATCATATAGGACTAGCAATAAAGGAGGACATAAAAAATGGCGAAAAAATATGATACAGAATATATGGATTATAACAATGCAAACACATATTATGTAGAGACGTTTGTAAACATAAAAAGAATTGTAAAAATTAAAGGCATAACAGAGAAACAAGCAATTCGCAGAACTTTGAAAAGAGAACAAGATAGAACTTGGAAAAACTATGAATTTGTTGATTGTGATTATAATGTGGTTGATTACAATGAATTTAAAAAATTTAAAAAAGGGAGATGTTAATGATTTGTGTAATTTGTAAAGGCAAAATAGAAGAGCATAAAAATGCAGAGGGCATAGTGTATTGGACAGAGGGACACAATGCTCAACCAATATCAGATGGGAGATGTTGTGATAGATGCAACGAAGACATTGTTATTCCTCACAGAATAGCAGACATGATGGTGGCAAAATAAATGAACACTCCCCAGGAAAAAATTATTATTTGTTTTAGATGTAAAATCAAAATGAATAAAACAGAACTGAAAGACGTTTATAAATGTATTGCTTGTGGATTAATAGACGACAGAAAAAATATGGAAGAGAGGAATTAGTTTTGGAAGATAAAGAATGGCAAAAAAAATACGGTCATGATTGGCAAGACGCAACACGCAAGGATGTTAAAACACACTGCACTCCTAGATGTCCTAGATGCCAAGGAACATTACATACAGTAAACGTACATGGACATGAGCAGTGTGTTCTTTGTCATGCTATTGTTGAGGATTGTTGCCAAGGATCACAATTAAAATGAGCAATAATATTATTGACTTTGATTTAATTCGCAAAGCAAAAAATCCCGTCAAAAAAGTTTGTGACATAGCATCAAAAGAATTCAAGGAGTTAATAGTCATTGGAGAAGACAAGGATGGCGAGTTAAGAATGATTACAACTTTAGAAAATTATGCAGACATAGTTTATATCATGGAGATAATTAAATTAGGAATAATAACAAAAGGAGCAGAGGAAAATGAGGAGAAGTAAATCTGAGACTTACCTACAATATAGTCTAGATTCAGTGATAAGTTATATAAGAGGAGAACTAAACTTAGAAGAGGCAGTAGAAAGACTTGAACAATTGGGACACAAAAAGAAAAGTGCGATGAAGGTCCTAAAAAACACTGATAGAAACAACATTTTTAGTTTTGAAACAAAAGCTAGAAAAAAATCTGATGCAGTTTAAATATAAAACAAAGCCATACCAACACCAAAAAGATGCTTTGGTTCACAGTTTTGATAAAAGGAACTATGCATACTTTATGGAGATGGGATGTGGTAAGTCTAAAGTTCTGCTCGACAACATGGCATGGCTTAGACTCCAAAACAAAATAGATTCTGCA